CCAGTAACTGGAGATGCGACCCAGTTAAATGCACTTCTGGAGTCCTATATTGGTTCAGGAAAAGAAAATGCAATTGTTGCCATGTATGAATACCCTACAGTTCTTGGTTCCAGTGCGGAACCGGATACTCTTGACTTGCTTTTGCCAGTCATGAATATGCCAGATAATTTTGACGGGTATAAGCCGCATAACAAAAAATTGTATCAGTACCCGTACACGCAGTTAGTTGCTACAAATAAGTCTGGTCAAGTGATTAAGTATCGCTGGGAAGAATGGGGGTTAGCAGGTGCGCAGTTTGAAGTCCAGGGAACTTTCCTTTCGTCGCCATCCATGATCTGTTATCCTGTCAACCATGCAGGTATTGAGAAAGATTATGACCGTGGACTTACATTAACAAGTTTTCCGGTCAATGCCTGGGAAGGTGATACGTACAAAGCGTATCTGGCGCAGAACAAAGCCGCTATTCTGAAAAATATAGTAAGCGGTGTAGCAGGTGGTATCCATGGCGGTATTGCTGGAGGTTTACCAGGCGCGGCAATCGGGGCGGCGGTCGGAGCAGGAACTTCCATCGCTGGTCAAATGGCACAGCAGTACGATATAGACAGTCATCCAGATCCGGTATATGGATCAGCACAGACTGACAGCCTGAACACAGCGATTGACAATGTGGGGTTTGCATTCTATTTTAAGACAATCCGGGCGCAATTTGCCCAGAGAATTGATGCATATTTTGACCGCTTTGGCTATGCCGTCAACCGCTTCATGGAGCCGGTAAGAAATGCACGCAAGGTGTATACGTATCTGAAATGTAGTGAAGTGAATCTCTTACCAACAACAGGTGGCAACTTAGGAATCCCAGAGCCGCACCAAGATGAAATCAGGAATGCTTATTTGTCTGGAATGACCTGGTGGAAGTCTGGTGACCAAGTCGGACATTACGAACTTGACAATACAGTTGGAGGTAGCTAACTATGTCAAAAAAGAAAACCTTGTTCGGACAGTCGCTGTTTTTAAACATGTGTACCTGGCAGGACTACTACCAGCGCCTTTCTGAACTTGCGATTACTTCTTTTTCCTATGAGGGCCTACCGGATACGGTAGACCCCCGGTACATGGAACTGGAATTGTATGAGAATGGACAGATTGCACTTTTCTATGATGAGGGTGTTGACTCTTATCTATCACTGTCCTGCACGCAAGCTGGCAACTTTGATGCCTACGGGAACCCGGTTAAGTTCCGCGCTTACTCCCGGTATAACGGGTACCAAAGAGACTTGTCATTGGATACATCTGTTATCGGATTTAACAACTTGGCCCGTCGTGATATCAAGCCGCTGTTGAAAATGTTTGCAATGCGTCTCTATAATCTAGATCGCATCATTGACGTTAATTCCAATGCGCAAAAGACACCCGTGTTGGTGCGTGCATCGGAATCCCAACGTTTAACCATGTTAAATCTGTACAAAGAATATGACGGAAATCAACCGTTCATTTTTGGGGACAAAGACCTGGACATGCATGACTTTTCCGTGCTTTCCACGGATGCCCCGTACATCGCAGACCGGATTTTTGAGCTAAAAACAAATATCTGGAACGAAGCCATGACCTATCTTGGCATCAGCAACGTTTCCATAACGAAAAAAGAGCGCATGGTCAGCGATGAAGTCAACCGTTCTCTTGGCGGCACGCTTGCTGGACGTTATAGCCGTCTGGAAGCAAGAAAGCAGATGGTGGAGCGGGCAAATAAATTGTTTGGATGGAATGCGTCAGTCAAGTTCCGGTTTGATGCGGAAACAGAAACTTCGGACGGAGGTGAACTGGATGAGTAAATACACCACGGAAGTCCGCTTTATCTGTGAAACGGTTGCAGGGCTTTCCGAATCCGTTGGATTCTCAGACGTAGAAAGTGTTCTGGAAAAGAGCTGGGACAAAATCTTTTCCCCAGCCATTCCGTTTTACAAAGAAGAAAAACGGTCAGAACTCTGCCAGAAAATCCTTGCGCACTACTACACCCGGGAAATCGGGTTTGAAACCATTGGTCTTTGGAAGCTCCATTTAAATCGGAAGATGAAGGAGATCATGCCGTTTTACAACGAGCTGTATAAAACCCTTGATTTTAAGTATTCCCCGCTTGAGGATGTTGATTATTTTGAACATCACGAAAACAACGACACATTCTCAGAAACCACAAAGGGGTCAACGACCAGGGAAAGTTCCACCACCGGAAAAAGCAAGGACACCCGCACAGATGACCTAAGTGAAGCAACGTCCAACTCCAGTGAGACCACCGGTTCAACCACCGATTCCTCTACCGTTTCAACTACCGTTTCAACTACCGGAAAAACGACCGATAAAACCACTGGCTCAAAAACAAGCAAAACGATTCGCAGTGACACTCCGCAAAACGACTTGACCGATTTTGAGTCGGAGCAGTATTTGACCAGCGCGGAAAAAACAACGGACTCCAGTACGCAGGACGGAAACGGAACCTCAGAGGGGAAAACAGAAACAAGTGGAACGACCTCAGACAATGGATCCAGCTCAGGTACAACAACGGAAACCGGAACAAAAGCA